AGTTGATGAACTAAAGCTATTTCTTTACCAAGCACAACGCACAGGACTCGATGCGTTATCAAGGCAGATTTATTGCATCCACAGGAACGTTAAAACACAAAACGGATGGACTAAAAAAATGACTATCCAAACAAGTATTGACGGCTTCCGAGTAATCGCAGAACGTAGCGGAAACTATGGTGGACAAAGCGAACCAATCTTTGTAGAACAAGATGGAAAATTAATTTCTTGTAAAGTATCAGTATTTAGATTTCACGGAGATTCAAGGTATGAAGCAGCAGTTGGAATAGCTTATTGGGATGAATACTGCCAAAGAACAAACGATGGTAAACCAATGGGTTTATGGGCGAAGATGCCACATACAATGCTTTCTAAAGTTGCAGAGGCATTAGCTTTAAGAAAGGCTTACCCACAAGATTTAAGCGGACTTTACACAGGCGATGAAATGGCACAAAGCGATGACAAACCAGCCTATATTAAAACGCACGATAATCTTGAAGATTTAGAGTTAGCTATTGATCTATGCATAAGCACAAACGAATTAGCTGAACTTTATACCTTGAATCAGGAACTTGCAACTAAAGATGTAACTAAATTATTTACCAAGAAAAAAGAAACACTATGAACATCTATCACAAATTAGAAAGTTTAAGAACTAATGTTTGGTTTTGGCAAGGTATTTATGAGCAAAAAAACACCAAAGAAGCCTATGAGAAAGTCAATAGTGCAAAGGAATTATTAAAGGCTTTTAAGCGTGATAATATGCCACATTTATTAGAGCAACCTAAACATAATTTTAAACAAATTCCTTTTGTACCAATGGATACTTGGTGCGAACAATTTGAAAACTACTCAAACGATTAATTATGCCATATTCAACTTGCTGCGGTGCGCACACAAACTTTGATGAAATTGACATTTGTCCTGATTGTTTAGAACATTGCGATTGGGAAGAAGAAGACGAAGAAGAATTAGAACAAGATGCACAAACGGAAACACAAATAGAACAAGAACAAATTAATAAACACGAAAACTAAAAACAATGATTAAAACACAAGTTATCGGACACTTAGGCAAAGATGCCGTTGTAAACGATGTAAATGGTAAGAAGGTAATTAACTTTAGTATTGCACATACTGAAAAATACAAGGACAAAAACAATGAACAACACGAAAAAACAACTTGGGTTGATTGTTCAAATTGGACTGACAAAACTGCAATTGCAACATATTTAAAAAAAGGAACACAAGTTTATGTTGAAGGAACTCCAGATACTAAAGCGTATTTAACAAAAGACAATACTGCTGGAAGTACGTTAACTGTAAGAGTATCAAATATTCAATTATTAGGTAATCCATTAGGTGAAAAAGCAGAATCTAAAAAAGAATTTGCAGTAAATCAACAAGAACACGAATCGCATCCAACAGATGATTCTTCATTACCATTTTAGTAAACAACCCCTCGTTGGGCGATAACGTTAAGCGCAAATTTAAAAACAATTAAAACAAAAATTATGAAACAATTATTCCAGTATGCAGTTATTTTTCACCAATACGACAAAGATGGTGATTACACAGATTCAAAAGTAATTATTGAACCCAAGATTGCTCTTGCTAAAAGCGAGAAAGATTTAGTATTTAAAATTACAAGAGAAATACCAGATGAGTATGCAGAATCAGCATATAACGTTCAAATTATTGTGCGAAATTTTTAAATGTCCCAAGTCAAAGTGGATTTACTTTAACAAGTAGTGGCTTTGGGACTGCATCCACATATAATACTTTAGGGAATGTAGGGATTGGAACTACATCACCAAGTACATCTTATTTTTTATCTGACATAAAATAACCAACTATGAGCCAAAACCAACAAATTGCAAACTACCTAAATAAAGGTCGCAAATTAACCCCTATTGATGCCTTAAACAAGTTCGGATGCTTTAGATTAGCAGCACGAATAGCTGACCTAAGAAACGATGGTATGAACATAAAAACTACCATTATTAAGCTAAAAAACAAGAAACAAGTGGCACAATATTCGGTTAATTGATTATATTTGCAATAGAATGTACGAGATTCTAATACAAAACTTTTTGCCCAAGGAGGCGTTGGTACTCGTACTACCAGCAAATCTGCGGGCTATTTTATTTTTATGAAAAGTAATAGTTACTATTTTAGCCACGATTACAACTCGGCTAATGATACCAAGATTCTATTTTTACGGCATCAACTTGGTATGGAAGGTTATGGCATTTATTGGTTTTTAATTGAGCAATTGGCTAATGCAGGAGGTAAATTGCCATTAGATTTAATACCTGTACTTGCTATGCAGATGCAAACTACCGATGTAAAGGTTAATGGGGTAGTACATAATTTTAATTTATTTTCTATTGAATCTGGCGAGTTTTACTCGGAAAGGTTGCAAAATCATTTAGCTTTAAGGCAAAATCTAAGCGAAAAAGGTAAATTAGGTGCTGCTAATAGATGGAAAAATGGGGGGGCTATTGGGGATGCCATTGGGGATGGTAATGCAAAGGAAAGAAAAGGAAAGGAAAGAAAAGTAAAAGAAACTAAAGTAAAGGTTAGTAGGCAAACGTTATTTAGTGAAACGCAATTTTTAGATATAGAAATATTTAAAGCAGCTTTTATTGGAACTCAATATGAAGAAGCTAATTTTGCATACTACCACGAAGTAATTAAAAATTGGTCTGATTCTAAAGGCGAAAAGAAACTTGATTGGATAGCCACCGCAAAAAATTGGATGGCAAGAGATTTAAAGGAAGGCAAATTTGTTCACATAAACTACAAACCAAATGCAACAGGAATTAGCAACAATCACAAACCAAATTTTAGTGAAAGAGAATGGGATGCCCTTAGAAATTTACACTAAATTAGATAACGATGAATTAATGGTTGCAGTTGCATTAGAAACGATGAGTATCGGAAGATGCTCACCTATTGAGGTTAAAGAACACCTTAAAACCTGTATTGCTTTAAGCGGATGTCAAACTCCTACTACTGAGTTGTTCCAGTTTCTTTGCGAATTTGTTATTAAGAATTACGGAAATTATAAACTAAAGGAACTTGGTGTAGCTTTTGAACTTTACGCAATGGGCAAATTATCAGTTGACAAAGCGATTATGTTTACCCCTAAATTCTTTGGCGATGTGATGGCAGCTTATAAACCGATAGCTTTACAAGTAAGACAAAAGACCTATATAGAACCACAACCAGTAGAAATACCTAAAATACAAGATGATGAAGTTATTGAGGCATTGTACGAAAATTGGGAGAAGTCGGCTAAAAGAGGATGGGAGTTGCTTAATACGATGGCTTTTGACATACTATGGAAACGAAAGGAACTGAACAAAGAAAACATAAGTCAAGAGAAAGCAGACCAGATAAAGAAAAAAATTATAGCACATTATAAGGTACAGGCTAAAACACCTAAAGACTTGGAGAAATTAAATAATGAATTATTTATCAAAAATGAGTGCAAAAGATATACTTTGTACCTATTTTTACAAAACAAATTATAGCCACCTCAAGAAATTATATATTTAATAACAAGATAGTGATTTGGGGAACTTGGGGTGGTTTTTTAAACTTATGAAAACACTAACATTTATTTACGAATTAGTAAAGTTTATGCTATTTAGCGTTCCATTAGCTTGTTGCATTTATTTAACTGCACACTTGTACTTTGAATTAAAACGATTATTGAGATGACAGGAATAGACAACAACATAGAGGTTAGACTGATTTATTTAGATACAAAAGAGGAAGTAGAGTTTAGATCAATAGCAAAGGCAATAAGGTTTTTAGGAACTGATTACAAAACCATAATGACTTATATGAACCCAATAAACAAAAAACGATACAAGTATAAAGAAAGACTTTGTGTTGTCAGATTGAAAAAGTAATTGTAAATTTGTAGTGGATGTGAGATATCCAATATTTGTACTTATTAGGCTTGATAATGATGCGTAATCTCACTATGCTGATTTTGATAGCCTTTTTTATTTTATGAAAGAAATTTGGGAAGATGCCAAAGGTTATGAAGAATACTTAAAAGTATCTAATTTAGGAAATGTAATAAGAAAAAATAGAATTTGGGTAACAGGTAAGTCTACAAAAAGAACATATCAATCTAAAATAATAAATCCATCAATTATGAATGGATATTGTTATGTAAGTGTTTGTCGTAAACAAGTTCTTTTACATAGAATTATAGCAAATACATTTTTACCAAATATTAACAACTTGGCACAAGTAAATCATATAAACGGCATAAAAACTGATAATAGGGTAGAAAATTTAGAGTGGTTAAGTGCGGGAGATAATCAAAGACACGCTTTTAAATTAGGTTTAAAGAAAACAACTAAAAAATTAAATAAATTGATTTTTCAATATGATTTAAATGGTAATTTTGTAAAAAAATGGGAATGTATAACTGATGCACATAAAAAAGGTTTTGAACGTTCTGCAATAATTAGATGTGCAAAAGGCAAACAGTTAACTTCTTATGGATATTTATGGAAATATGAATAAATTAATTACAATACCAAAGTTAACTGCTAAAGCACAAAAGGTATTTAACAAAGCAATTAGGGAAAGGGATAGCCAAGATGGGTACTTTACTTGCATTAGTTGTGGAAGGACATTAACAACAGATCAAATGGATTGCGGTCATTTTGTACCTGTTAAAAATAGTAGCTTTTTAAGATTTAACGAGTATAATTGTTCAGGGGAATGTAAGCGTTGCAATGGATTTGATGAGTTTCATTTAATTGGATATCGTAAAAACCTAATTAACAAAATAGGTCAAGATATGGTAGATTGGTTAGAGGAAAACCAAAGAACAATAAAGAAATGGACAAGAACAGAATTAAACGATTTAATTGATAGATACAAGTAACATATTTGCAACGTGCAAACAAGAGGTAATCGCTGGTTATCCTTGTTTTTCATTTGTCATTGACGGATGTACTCACTATGTATTTGGCGAAACCCAAGAGGAAGCATTTGATTATTTAGCAGATTTAATAAATTTATATGGCAAAAGTAAGCAGCAATAACAAAGTTAGCTTTGGAAAAAGAAAGTGTGGCAAGTACAAAAAGACATCTGGTCCAAAGGATAAGCCAGTAAAACCATACCAAAGACAGGGGCGATGAAAGACACATACGGAAAAAGAAGCTATTTATGTAAATGCGGAAGGCTAACTGAAGACTACGTTTGGGAATCACAATTGCCAAATCACGAAGTAAAATGCTTCCAATGTGCGAAGTCGTTAGGATATAAAAACCTTAAAAAGAAAGAAGTGCCACAATCAGCATCAATACGAACACCAACAAAAAATAGATAATGAACATCAACGAAATCAAACCTAACCAAAGCAATCCAAGAAAGATTAACAAGGATGACTTTGATAAGTTAGTTGAATCAATAAAAGATACACCTAAATTGCTTGAAGCATTACCAATTATAATTGATGAAAATAATATCATTATAAGTGGTCATCAAAGATATAAGGCTTGTTTACAATTAGGCATACAAGATGTACCTGTTAAGTTAATGAGTAATTTAACTGATAAGGAAAGTAAAAAGTTAATGATTATCAGCAACACTCACAATGGAGAATTTGATATGGATATCTTGGCTAATGATGGTTGGGAATTAGCAGATTTAAACGATTGGGCGGTCAATGTTGACTTCTTAGTTCCAACAAATGAAGAACCAAAATCAATAGACAATACCAAAAAAGGAAAGGTTTGCCCTAATTGTGGCTTATCTTTGTAAAAACAATGGAAATACAATGGCTGGAATAGATAACTTAGTACACTTTGAAAAAGGACAATCTGGTAACCCAAATGGTCGACCTAAAGGAGTTCAAAATAGCAAGACTCGTTTACTTAGGTTGCTTGAATTAGTGCAAAAGAGAAGAAACCCAATTACAGGCGAAGACGAAGATTTTACTGTGCTTGAACTAATGGATATGCAAATGATTAGCAAAGCACTAAAGGGAGATCAAAGAGCCTACGAGGCAGTAGTGGATAGATTAGAAGGTAAACCTAAACAAACAACCGACATAACCGCAGACATTAAGGGTAATGTGCAAATCACAATAGAACCAGATGCAGATTGTCAACCAATTAAAGATTAAGGCAACACCTGTCTTCTATGCCAATAAAAAGGCATACGAGGAAGGTTATCCTATAATTTGCAACGAAGGCGGTTCAAGGTCAAGTAAAAGCTATTCAGTTGTCCAATTACTAATCCACATTGCTTTAAGCAAACCAAATACAAGGATTTCGTGCGTTTCTCATTCCTTACCACATATTAAGCGTGGAGTTTATAGGGATTTTAAAGGTATAATGGAGCAATGGAATATTTGGGATGAAAAGGATTTTAGGTACACGGATTTTATTTATACATTTAAAAACGGCTCTTACATTGAGTTATTTGGACTTGAAGACCCTGACAAAGCAAAAGGACCAGCAAGGGATATACTATTCGTAAACGAGGCAAACCTAATTAGTAAGGCTTTGTTTGACCAGTTATTGATAAGAACAACTGGACAAGTATTCTTAGATTGGAATCCAGCCGACTTTATTTCTTGGGTTTATGAGGTAGCGGACAACCCACAAAACAAGCGCATACATTCTACCTACCTAAACAACATCTCAAATCTAAGCGATAGCCAAATAAGAAACATTGAGCAATATAAAGACTTACCTGATGACTTTATGTGGAAGGTTTACGGCTTAGGTGAACGAGGCTCTGCAAAGGAAATTATATACACTCAATGGAAGCAATACGATGAAGCACCAGATGGCGATGTATTTTATGGATTGGATTTTGGTTATGTCCACCCAGCTGCACTCGTTAAGGTTACGCACCACGAGGGACAAAACTACTTTGAAGAAATAGTTTATCAAAGCGGATTAACTCTTAGCGACCTATCAAGATTGATTAAAGAGAAACTACCTGAACGTGCCACAATCTATGCGGATGCTGCCGAACCTAAATCTATTGAGGAACTTTACCGACAAGGATTTAATATTAAACCAGCACAAAAAGATGTATGGGCTGGGATTGTTAAGATGAAATCTTACCCAATAAACTTACACTACAATAGTAAAAACCTAAGAAGGGAGTTTATGTCTTACAAATGGAAAAAGGATAAAAACGATAACGTAATTGAAGAACCAGTTAAGGCAAACGATGACTTAATGGATGCTTGTAGGTATGCCGTATTTACGCATTTAACCAAGCTAAAATTTGAAGTATCTGTTTTTTAGTATAAAATAACTAACTTTGTTTTAAATTCATATATAATGGGATTACTTGACTTTTTTGGTAAAAGACAAAAACTATCTACTGTACTACCACAAATTCCTTTTAACGGACAAGTTGCGATACAACAAGGGATAATAACTTGGCAAGGTGGCGATAACATTAGCTTTGTTAATGATGGTTATGCAGCGAATGATATTGTTTATTCAATCGTTAAATTAATTGCGGATAAAGCAAAACTTGCTCCATTCCACGTTTATAAAGTAGTTGATGAAACATCAGCAAAGAAATATAAAGCGTTAATGAGCCAACCAGATAAGATTGAGAACTGGAAGGACGTTGAGAAGCTACACAAGAAGGCATTTGAATTATACACAGGTGATGCAAGATTAAACGAGTTGTTGAAATATCCTAATGAAGAAGATACCTTTGGCGATTTCGTAGAGGCTTGGTGTACTTTTAAGTTAATCACAGGTAACTCTTTCGTTTACGCAAAGATGATTGAAGGTGGTAACAATAACGGCAAACCTTATGAGATGTACGTTCTACCTTCTCAATATATGTACGTTTTAGCGGACATTCAAAACTTTCCTCCAACTATTAGCGGTTACCAATTGAACTATGGTCCACTTTGGAACTTTACTAAACAAGAGGTACTACAAGATAAATACATAAACTTACAATGGAATACAACTGGGAATCAACTATATGGTCAATCTCCATTGATGGCTGCTGCGAAAAACTTGACTCGTTCCAACGAAGCGAAGACTGCTGCGGTTGCATCTTTCCAGAATGGTGGTCCAGCTGGAGTTCTTTTTATGAATGATGAACGCTTTGATCCTATTAGTGGAACACAACAAGCACAAGCACTTAAAAAGGCGGTGAGTGAGAAAGGTGGTTCTGCTAACTTTAATTCAATTGCGGTTAGTGGTTATAAAGTAGACTGGAAGCAAATCGGATTAAGTCCTGTTGAATTAGACATCATTGAAAGTGAGAAGTGGGATATGAAAGCACTTTGTAATATTTACGGAGTACCAGCGCAACTTTTAAACGATAGCGACAATAAGACTTACAACAACCAAAGAGAAGGCGAGAAAGCATTGACATTACGTTGTGCTATTCCTTTGCTTACAGGTATTAGAGATAACTTAAATAGAAAGCTACATTCTGACTGGGGTTATAGAGGAACGGATATTTATGTCGACTTCGATGCAAGTGTTTATGGCGAATTAGAAGCTAACAAAGCAGAGCAAGTAGAATGGTTAGATAAGGCTTGGTGGATTGCACCTAAGCAAAAGATGGATATAATGGGATTAGAGATTCCACCTTACATAGACGAAAACGAAATGGAAAAACTTTACATCCCTTCAAGTTTACAACCACCTGATAATTTCCAACCTTTAACATTACCAAATGAATAGTCAAGACCTTATTGATTTGTTGTTTGACCTTAAAGTTGAACTGAAAGCTGATCTAACTGAAATAGTAGACGAGGTGTACGCAAAGTACCACGATACTGTAAATATGTCTTTTAGCGAATTAGAGGCTTGGAGCAAGTCGGAGTGTTCAAAGTTAGCATCATTAGACAGAAGTCCAATAAACCGAAATTTGAGGCTCTTAAAGACCAAGAAAGCGGATTGGGGTGCAAACGAGGTAAAGGCTGCTAATAGAACGATAAGTTTTGTAAGTAGAATGAAAAATATGGAGCAAGGCGAACCAGTCAATAAAACTTGTCCATCTAAAAGGGATATATCCTTAAAGAATTGGGCTTTCAATCCTAATAAATGATTTGGCAAGATTATAAAAAACTTTATGCAAATGCATTAAAAACCTATTCGCCAAAGTTCAAGAAAGAACTACAAAGGCAAGTGGATACTTATTGCGATACCCAAGATTTGAACGCAATAAGCGATAAGAAGATAAAGAAGACCATCCAAAACCTTCACATAGCTATGGGGGTGAAGATGGCACAAATTGCGGAAAAGAATGTGTCTAAGTCGGTTAAGGGTTACTATGGACCAGAGGAGTTTAAAAGTAACCAAACTGATTTATTTACTTACCTTATGTTAGCTTATTTAGAACAAAAAGGATTAGATAAAGTAGCTAAGGAAATAACGCAAACAACAAAAAACCAAATTCAACAATACTTAATGAAGTCTGTTGAGGAAGGTTTAACTATGCAAGAAACAATTAAACTATTGAGAACGGCTGGGATAACGGATTACCGAGCAGAAATGATAGCAAGAACAGAAACAGGTAAAGCTGCAAACTATGGTTCAATGATAGGAACGGCTGCAACTGGACTTGTAACTATTAAAGAGTGGATAGCTACAAAAGATGCAAGAACAAGGAGAGTGCCACCAGATTCGTTTGACCATTTTCATATGGATGGAATAAAAGTTGCTTACGATGAAAAATTTAATGTTAAGACTAAGTACGGAGGTTTTGAGCAAATGTTACATCCTTGCGACCCAAGTGGAAGTGCTGGGGATGTTATCAATTGCCGTTGTACGTTAGGCTACGAAGCCGTTAGAGGCGAAGATGGTAAGCCAAAAAGGTTACAAGATAATCCGCCAAGAGGCGATATGGGGTTAGTGTGGAATTTAATAAATAACGTGGCTTTGATGCAAATTTCAAACTTAATAAGAGATTTGTTAGCAGATTAAAAAAAATTAATAACTTTGTTATATGAGTAAAAATTACACACTAAAAAGCGCAGATGGTACAATCATAGATATTGCACCAGAAACAAGAACAGTAAAGGCTTGTTGGTCAAGAATAGGCAACCTTGATTTAGACAATGATATTATTGTTGCTTCTGCATTTACTAAGACAATTGCTGAACGTGGACCATTAGGTAAAAATATGGTTTGGTCTTTAGTTGACCATAGAGCAGATATGGCACATACTTTAGGGAAGCCTAAGGAATTGTACATTGAAGGCGATATGCTTGTAGCGGTTACAGACTTAGTAGAAACAGAGTGTGGCGAAGATGCAATAAAATTGTATGAAGCTGGTTTAATCAATCAACACTCAATTGGTTTTAGTACAATCAAATCAGAATACGATAGTCAAACTGGAGTTCGTACAATCACTGAATTAAAACTTTATGAAGGTTCAGCGGTACTTTGGGGTGCTAACCCAGAAACTCCAACATTAGGATTTAAAGGAGAATATAAGAATACAAAAGAAACTTTATCTTTGCGATTAGAAAACTTGATTAAGGCATTTAGAGGTGGAACATTTTCAGATGACACCTTTGCTTTAATGGAGATTCAAATAAAACAAATACAAGCTGAATTAGTAGCTTTAGAAGTAGCTGAAACTATCACTCAACCCGCAGAAGCAGTTGAGCCGACCAAAGCGGTTGAAGAAGCAAGTAACGAGGAAGTATTAAAGGCAATTAAACAATTTAACAATCTATTTAAAAAGTAAAAATGGAAAATTTAATCAACGAAATGGCAGAGAACCTTAAAGGTTTTCAAGCTAATGCAGAAGCCCAAATTAAAGAGGTGGCTGCACAAGTAACTGTTGTAAAAGACGAGTTACAAAAACAAATTGACGGACAATTAGCTGCACAAAAGAAAGCTGCTAAGAAAGAAGTAAAATTCATCGATGAAGTTATCTTAGAAAAATTAGATGGCAATTTCGATGCAATGGAAAAATCTTTGAAGAACAATGGTAAGTATCGTTTAGATTTATCTGACGTTAAGACTATGACTTTAAGTGGCAACTTAACTGGTGATGCACAAGCATCTTATGCTCCAAATCCAGCTATCCAACCTTCTCAAAGTTTAAACTTCCGTGATTTGATCCCAACTGTAAGAAGCGAAAGCGGTCTTTATGTTTACTATCGTGAGAATAGCGGTTTGACTAACAACATCTCTGCTCAAACAGAAGGTGCTAACAAAGGTGAGAACAACTACTCTTTGACTGAAGTTAAAGTTGTAAATGACTACTTAGCTGGTTTCTCTACTTTCTCTAAGCAAATGTTAAAGTCATTACCTTTTATGACTCAAACTTTACCAAGAATGTTACAAAGAGATTTCTTCAAGGCTGAGAACGCTGCATTCTTCACAACTGTGTCTGGTGCTGCAACAGGTTCTACAACAACTGCTGAAACTAATGATTTGTTACAATTAGTAGATTATATCGCAAACCAAAAGCAAGCAAACTTTGTAGCTTCTTACGCTTTAGTGTCTGAATTACAAATGGCTCGTTTATTGAAAGCAACTATCGCTGCTGGTTACTATGCTGGTTCTGGTAGTGTTATCGTAAACCCTAATGGCGGAATCACAATCTGGGGTGTACCAGTTGTTGCTGCATCTTGGGTAACTGATGACAAAGTATTAATCTTTGATAATAGCTACTTAGAGAGAGTTGAAGTTGAAGGTTTAGCTATCGAGTTCTCTTATGAGAATGGCGAAAACTTCCAAAAGAACTTGGTAACTGCTCGTATTGAGTGTTACGAAGACATTAACTTAATGTTGACTACTTCTGCAATCTACGCTGACTTAGGTAACGTATAGTTCTAAAGGTTTAGTAAATAAATGACCCCTACCAATTCGGTGGGGGTTTTTTATTGGAATAAATTAAGTAATTTTGTAAAAAAAGGATATGTCTTATTCTAATTATATTAATGACTTTAGTGCCGTTCCTATCGCACCAATAGTAGAGCCAGTTACATTATCGGAAGCAAAACTTTATTGTAGAGTTACAACAACCGCTGAAGATAATTTGATTACATTGATGATTACACAAGCAAGAGAAGCCATTGAGGTTGCAACAGGATTGAGTTTGATACCAAAGGACATAACTACTTATTTTAACAACGTGAGTGGTAATTTCGACATTCCATTCGGTCCAATTGACATTGATACGTTTGAATTGTTTGATATGGAGCAAAATGGCATTGAGGTAACAACTCCAAACCTACAATTGATAGGCAATGAGTTCCCTAAGTTAGTTTCTCCAAGATATGCCAATTTAAAGGCTACTTATGAGGCTGGTTACACAACCATACCTAAAGACCTTAAATTAGCTATCTTAGACCAAATCAGCTACGATTACGAGAATAGAGGATTGGATGGTGATTCAGGTATTTGCGAGAAGTCTTGGAAAGCGTGTCAAAGATGGACAAGAATAAGCCCAATATTATAATATGAAGTTAGGTAAAGCAAAAGCAAACTATATTGATGCCAACACGATGACTCGTGAGGTTAAAGTCTATTCATCCACAAGGGTAAGTGATGGTCAAGGTGGCTACACTACAACATTTACCCTACAAGGCACGATTTGGGGTGATTTAAGACCAGATAATCAAGTTCGTTCAGTAGGGGAGTCAGAATTGCAGTTTGACCAAAGAAGCGTACTTTATGTGCGTTATGGGGTTACTATCAACGATTCGTATGAGGTAGAGGTTGAAGGCGATAGATATACGATACATTCTATTAAAAACGTAGAGAACCAAAATAGGTTCTTGGAGTTAATAATTTACAAGTAATGGCTGGGTTTAGCGTTAATTTAAACGGACTTAAAGACATTCAAAATGCTTTAAAAAGTATTGACGGAAAATTAAAGCAAGATGTAGGGGATGAAATAAATGCATCCGCCTTAAAGATATTAACCGATGCTAAAAGACTTGCTCCTGTAAATTTTGGTCAATTAAGAAATCAAATAGCTTTAGTCCAAGAAGGTCAATTAACATTTGGAGTTGAATCAAAGGCATCTTATTCGCCTTATGTAGAATTTGGTACTGGTCCACAAGTAAGTGTTCCATCTGACTTTACATCTTATGCAGCACAATTTAAAGGTAAAAAAGGCGGTAAATTTAAAGACTTTGTTGATGCTTTAACTCTATGGGTAAAGCGTAAAGGTATTGGAGATGGCAAAAATGACAAAGGATTAGCTTTTGTAATTGCAAGGAGTATATTGCTAAAAGGTATGCGTCCTCAACCTTTTTTAATACCTTCGTATGAATCAGAGAAGCCAAAATTAATACAAAGACTAAAAAAATTGTTAGATGTTAAATCCTAATATAGAGATAAAAAAGTGGTTTTATACCAACTTAACAAGTGCAACTTCATTAGTTGTTTACGATGGTTTTGCTCCAGAGGGTGCTGGTAATGAGTATATTGTTTTAACAGGTAGAACATCAACACAAGATCAAGGTAAAGAAGGTTACACAAATAGTATTAGCATCGATGTTGATATTATTACAAAAAATGCTAACTTTGGTTATAAACGTGCTGAAACTATAAGCGACTTAGTCTTGACTGCAATCAATTCGGACACCAATATTACATTGGCAAACGGATTTACGGCATCAAGTTTAAGTGTTGAAAGTGTAAGAAACTTAGACGGCTTAAACCCTTTAGATAACGTTTTTAGAGTATTGATAACTTATAACATAATAATAACTCAAATTTAAAATTAAATAAAATGGCAGAAACAAAAGTAAGCGGTAGAGATTATATTCTCTTAGCTGACATAAACAATGATGGTACATTCAAGCCTGTCGCTTGTTTGACTACAAACTCTTTAACATCAACTAATGACACAATAGATGCAACGTCTAAGTGTGGCAACGAGTACACTCCAGCTCCTTCTTTTTCTCAATCTTTTGATTGCGAAGGTTTTGCGATTGATGAAACAGGAACACCAAGCAAAGATTCTTACCAACAATTATATGCTGCTCACGCTGCTAAAACTTTATTCGCTATAAAAATGGGTAAAGCAACTCCTACTGCTGGCGATATTACTTATGGTGGTGCTGGTTCTTTAGTGTTTATTAGCGATTTCGGTGTAACTGCTGATGATAAGGATGATGTTAAATTTACTGCAACTTTCGTAGTAAGTGTACCACCTATTGCACAAACTGAAACTGTATAATAAATAAAAAACTATGTACGAATTAAAGACGAACAACAACACAATCCACTTAAAGTGGGGTACTTGGGCAATGAAAAGGTTTTGCGAATTAGAGAATAAAAATCTAATGGAGCTAATCGAGGTTTTATCTGGTGGGATTTATGACTTAGATACAATCGTTCATATTGTTCAAGCAGCAGCAGAAAGTGGATGCAAGAGCCTTAAAAAGCCTATTGACTTTGATGAATTTGATGTGTGCGAATGGATAGATGAAGTTGGTGGGTTATCGGCAAAAGATGGACAATTGGTTGAGTTTATGAAATATATGCAAGACTCAATGACTCCAGAACTGAAGCCAGAGAAAGGCACGGATGAAAAAAAAAATTAGGGTTTTATAGTTGGGACTCAATAATTATTCTCGCTATTGAAGTTGGCTTAACGATTAACGAGTTTTGGCAATTGACGTGGCGAGAATTTTTATTATATAAAACGGCTTATCAAAATAAAGAAGTGAGAGAATGGGAAAGGACAAGGATGGTGGCTTATTTGATTTATAAAGTAAATACAAGTGAGAAAAGTCCAAAGAGTTTAAAATCATTTTTCCCTTTACCAAGTGATGAACAAGAAGAAGATAAGCCAAAACTAACCCAAGAGCAATTGGCAAGAACATTAAAGTTGTATGGAGTAAATTGATAAAATGGCACAAGAAACGTTAAAACTTACGATAACCGCTGATACCGCAGAAGCATTAGCTAACTTAAATAACTTTATCAAAACATCTAAAGGTTTAAAAACCGAGATGCAAAATTTTGGTAATGTTAGCGGTCAAGCCACAAATGCTTTAACTAACTTATCAAGAGTTGCACAAGATGCTCCTTATGGATTTATAGGTATTGCAAATAACTTAAATCCTTTACTTGAATCGTTTCAAAGATTAAGCAAAGAGGCTGGAGGTGCTGGTGGTGCTTTGAAAGCAATGGCAAGTGGTTTAATGGGTCCAGCTGGTATCGGTTTAGCTTTGGGTGCTGTTTCATCTATCATAGTCGCATTTGGTCCTAAAATAGCTGATTTTATAAGTGGTACAACTGAAGCTGCAAAAGCAGAAGAAAAATTTGCACAAAGTTTAAGAGATGCAAGAGCCGAAGCAAGTGAAACAGGAATAAGATTACAAGCATATTTAGCAATAAGTCAAAATGCAAATGTAAGTGAGGAAAGAAGGGCGGAAGCGTTTAAGGCGGTAATAACTGAATTAAGTAAAGTAAATAAAGCATACGCTTCAACAATTACAACTGTTGACCAAGCAAGAGGTGCGGTTGATCTATATACACAAGCATTAGTTGCACAAGCTATCACAACAAGATATATTGATGAAATAGCTAATAAGACTATTGCTTTAGCTGAAGCAAATAAAAAAATAATACAAACAGGAAGGGAATATTATGCAACATTAGAGTCAACTAAATTGGCTATTAATGGATATGCAGATGCTTCCGTTTATCAAGCAAGTGCAATTAG